CCCGCACCAGCTAAGTCACCAAACATTTTACCACGAGTAGCAGCAACATTAGCCTCTTGTGAACCTAAAGTACCTGAAGCGGCTAACTGTTGCAACTGTTGAGCGCCGGGAGCTAATGCTTGACCCTGCAACTGACCAGCCTGAGCAATCTGTTGACCTTGCATCTGTGACGGCAACTGAGCCGCTGAACTACCAAGATTAAACAATGAACTAGCGTTAGCGACATCACCAGCACGAAGGGCTTGTTGTGCTTGAGCCATGCCGGTTGTGGCTTGACCTAAACCTAACGCACGAGCCTGCTGTTGACTTGCTAACTGCTCACCTTGACTAATACTGTTAAAGGCATCGGCTGACTGTTGTTCCTGTTGAGCCTTCGCCATTGCTAACTGTTCAGGTGTACCGCCATAAGCGGCAGTAGAGACACCTAAGCGACCCTGTGAGCGTAACCTATTCTCCAACTCCATCTGTTGACGTTGTTGTACAGGGTCACGCATAGCTTGCTGTTGATTAAACAACTGACTTGCCATATCGTTAGTAGACCCACCTAACATACCCGTCATACCCTGCGCTGCGGAGCCATATCCGGCCCTGAGAGCCGCTATATCCTCTTGACCCTGACCTACCCCCATTAAACCCTGTTGAGCCTGTCCGAAGGCTTCATTAGCCATCCCAGAGGTGTTAGGGATACCAGAGAAGTTATATAGGCTGCCTTGAGCGCCAGAAGCCATGTTAACATTAGATTGCTGTTGATCTGTTAATCTTTGATCGATAACACCCGGAGCTGTCTGCCTTGTTGAACCTAATGAGTTGGTTAACGCATAAGGCTTAAAGTTAATATCTTGGGTTACCGTCTTAGCTAGGTTGGTATAATCGTTAATACCTGATTCACCTAGAGCTTGGAGCCGCGCTACTGCGTCATTAACACCAGCACCAGCAGCCGCGCCTGTAACTCCACCAGTAAATAAACCACCTAACAAACTAGCGTAGTCACCAGTGTTGTAACTACCTGTTGCATTAATCGGTGATGGGTTATAACCTTGGAACCCACTATTTTGAGACACACCTGTTGCGGGGTTAGCCATGGGGCCCATACCCATACCCATAAAAACGTCAGGCACTGGCTGATTCCCAGAATTCCCTCGGAACCCACTATTTTGATTCATACCGGGTTGAAGTCCACCCATTAACCCACCAGTTTGAGGCACACCATTTGCGGGGTTAAACATAGTAGGTTGCACTGGTTGTTGTGGTGCTTGTTGTTGTTGCGGTGATGAAGAACTTAAGTAATCCCTATAAGATGCATCCATTACCCCACCTTGAGAAGAACCGAACGTACCAAAGTAGGGGCTGTCATGCAATGCCGTGAGATATGCACCCATTGGATTATTTGCTTGAGTCTGGAATGCTGAATACTGAGGAGAGTTATAATACCCTTGGTCAATAGGTGTTGCAGGTTGAAATGTACTTCTGTTACCATTTGCGGGGTTAAAAATACGACCTCCACCACCATTTTGCATGTTAAGTGGAATACCAAATTTATCTACAGCCATTAGTATGTACCTCCGCTAATAGTTGCACCATCCACAGTCGGTAGTGTAACCGTACCTGTGAATGTAGGGGAGGCTGAATTTGCCTTGCTATTGTTGGCTACTTGAATTGCACTAAATTCTACATCGAATTCCGTACCCCTAACAATCTTACTCGCAGCACCACTAGGAAGTGTATCCTTAGCAGTAAAGTTTGTAGTCTTGGTATAATTACTCATACTGTTCTCCCGCCTTTTACGAAGATGTCTATCTGTTGTACCGAAAGAGGACTACCGTCAATGGTGGCCTCAATCCCTAATTGAAATACCCGTCCCGTCTTTGATAATGTTACATCCTTACGGTTAATAACAATACCGGGAGAAAACTCAGCCACAGTGTACTCATCAATACCGTATTGACCTGAGCTATTAGTGGGAAACGTAAAGACCCTAGAGCCGTAGTTAGAACCGTAGTCCACATCCCATTTGATTGTTATCGCTGTACCTCCGCCACCTATAAACATAAAAGAAGAACTCTTTAACATTTTTAAGTTAGCTGGAGCGCCTGCATCAAGGTGAGTAGTATAGTAAGACATTGTGTAAGAGTCTAAGTTGTCATTAAAACCACCATACTCACTAACACGTAACGAAGTACCTATAAACATCTTGTTGGTTCGGGTGGTGCAAAATGAACTGTAACCTTGTCCCGTCCATGTTGTTACTCTAAACGACCCATCCTCTAAAGCAGACCTAATATCAAAGCACCACACCTTTTGAAGTGATGGTATTGTTATTAAATAGAAGGCTTCTTTCTCGTAGTAAGCGCTCTTAACAATACCACTTTCACCAGCTAACTCAGCTAATAGTTGGTCACGTACATTCCTAGATAAGTCACGCATTGGTGAACTCTTCTCTTGAATAACACGACCTAAGCTACGAACCCCTGTATCAGATAAGAACAATATATCTGTACCTATATCTTGAACAGAGTCGCGAGCAATACAACCCACACCGTCTATAATATCCACTAACTGCATTGTCTCAGGTTGTTGTGCGCCTGAGTAGATAATGATGGTCTTTTTACAGAAGATAACAAGGTTACCGTTGAAAGCGGCTAAATGAGTAATCTCATCTGTGCCGTTGGTAAATACATTCTCTAAATCAAGTGCCCCGGCTGTCCCAGTGTTAAAGCTAGTACCAATTAAAGTATCACTCCAATAAACTGTTGTCTTACCTAAGTTGGTACGCGCCATCCACATACGCCCATATGCAGATAAGCCGACACCTGCTTGAGTAACACTAGGAGGCATTGCGCTAAAGCTACTTAAATCAACCCAACCAGTACCGCCTACGATGTCGTTAACTATTGGCATATGCCCTTCGTGAAAGAAGTAAGCATCACCGTTAAAGCTCATAGGTTGCCAGTTAGCATCAGCAGGAGGAGCGCCATCAGTATAAGCAGTCGTTGTAGTCCCGTCTGCGTCCATGTTATAGAATCGATCACCACCGGCGAAGAATATCTCTGTTGAGCCGTCCTTGTTAACATGCTCGTGAATACAATATACAATGTCGTTAGCATCGACATCAGATAACGTGGTGTAACCTTTGCGAGCGCCAACCCTGCCGTAAGAGTCAATAACAGCATTGTTAGCCACTAGCGCGAAGTTCTGTTGTACGTTAACTGAAGCCTCTTGGGTGTTTAAACCGAAGAAGCCCGGAGCAACGATTGAAACTGGGGTTAGTGGTGATGCAGCCATTAGACTACATACCAGATAGTTTCAGTAGGGAACCGACCAGCTTCAATGGCAATCTCGTCCGCCATCGCGCTCTTGTATAACATGTATTGGTCATTACTTAAACGTCCGCCATCTTCACCGCGTTCGCTAATAGCTCTTGCCAATGCACCTTGAACAATAGGCTCTGAAGGAATAGACAACACATCGGTGTTAGCTACTAGATCATCTTGAGGTATAACAACGTTGAAGCGAATACTGTAGACAGCATCAGGAACAGGGTACAGATCAACTGCACTATCTAAGTTAGCATCTACACCATTAAAGCTATAGAAGGTTGGGTTACCACCTTGAGCAGGGGTAATGAGAAACCGCTGATTCATCCATGTAGCGCTACGGGCTTGCATCATAAAATCAGAAGTCTCATTTCCTACATCAGTAAGGCGGAAGCGAGTACCACTACCTACTAAAGTGTAATGAAAGGTGTCAGCAATAGTTGTAAGGGTTAGAGTAGTGCGTAATGCATTCCAATTCCAAGCCGCTTCAACCTCTTTCTTTGTGCTGTTAACATACTCACCAATTAGTTTGGAATAGTCTGTTTCGTCAACGTCAGTGACCTCAGTCTCTCGCAGTCTACGTAAGACAGCATTTATAATTTGTAAGTATGTCATGTTATTCCTTAACCTTATAAGTATGGTGCGCTGTTTTCTTTATACAAGTCAAAAGAGGCAATAACAGAAGGCTCTGAACCGGCTTCTGAGTTAAAGTGTAAAGAGTCTCCTGCTTGCATAATCAAACTATCTGTGTATTGGATATAACTATTAGGCGCTACGATAGCTTCAGTAACAATATATACCTTACGTGTAATATCGTGAGCGTGTTGCCAATAGATTGTAAAGTGCTTGTTGTTTCCGGTAGCATTACTAATAAACAAAGTGCTTACGTTTGCTTTATAACCAGCAGGGACAGTTAAGATGGTTGTAAGAGTTGCCGCTACAGGGTTAAGTCCAATTGAGTGTTTCATTACATTGTCGCTCCATTGTCCATACCACCACCATCTACACCACCGCCACCACCTATACCGCCACCCATCATACCCCCTTGTGGACTGGGATTACTGAGTAGGCTCTGTATAAATGAATTAAAGTCTTGCATACTAGCTCCTTACTTCTTTGTTGGCTTTGGTTTCTTGTTCTTCGTCTTACGCATGTTACGTACTGGTAAATCTCGCATTAGAATTGTCCTTTAGTGTATATTGCCCACGCTAACCCTACAACAGCAAACAAACCAGTTGACACCAGTAAGACAGCCATAACAATGTTAACTACATCTTGTATCTTGCGTTTAAACTTTAACTTCTTAGCTCTCTCTTGCGCTGCATCTCTTTCTCTACTCCTGCGTGCCTCTACTTGGAACTGTAACCACTCATCCCACATGCCGCCTCTACCTGAGTAGATCATCATCTCTTTAAGCTCTTCTTCTTGTTGCTTCAGGGCTTCCAATGCAAAGAACTCTTCTAGTTCGTTACCACTACCCTTTTTGTTTAACTCTTTTTGTATCTTAGCTTTACTGTTAAAATAATCTAACACCTGTGAACTTGCCTCTATGAAAGCACCCCCATTGTTAATAGTTTCCTTAATAACAGCAAAAGCGCTATTAGCTAGCATTAACTCTGCTATCATAAAGTATTTCTCCACTCTAAGAAATGATCTTTATCTATGTTTATATAGTTTACTCCGGGGCTTTTAATGCCATGTAGCTCACAGTACTTTGCTTTTAATTACGAGTACTCCACTAGTTTTATTG